AGCAGCTGGCAGTAACCTACATCACCAGACTCGTCACCGATGCACTCAAGGACATCATCGGTCTGGTTGTATGCACCACAGTTTCCGCAGACGTCAGACAGGCGAGACGTCCCACCATCGGCTGGATCGCGGTAGTCCGCAGTCTCAACAGCCGACTCTTTGTTCTTCTCATTGACAGCCTCGTCACGAGTGGCAACAGGGCACTTCTTCCCGTCATCGTCATCCATGAACTGATCAACCGGGGTCATCTCCCCAAACGTAATAGTAATTGAAGGCATCAGAACACTCCTCTGAATGTTTGTGGACGAGCAATTGGGCTGAACGATTTTACAACGCCGCCCTTTGCCATCTTCTTCTCAGCTGTACTCAGCGCAATCGCCACAGCTTGTTTCTGCGGGTAGCCCTCGTCCCGAAGCTTCGAGATGTTAGAAGACACCGTCTTCTCGGACTTTCCCTTCTTCAGAGGCATCAGTTGCCTCCTTGGTTGCGCTGTGCAGCCATCGCCATCTGTGCGGCGATACGCTCACGGTTCACCTCATTGCGCTCGTCAGCCACATCTTCCTGCAGCTCTAAGCGAGCAGCCTCGGAGGCAGCTTTCTGCGACAGCTTGGCCTGATCGATCTCAAGTTTAGCCTGGTCAATTTGACCGTCCTGCATGATCTCCTGCTGTTTGAGCTGGAGCTCACTGTTGCGAATCTGCACCAGTGGGTCAGCCATTGGGTCAGGGGCGGGAGGCATAATCTCAGGAAGCATCTTCTCAATGATCTGTTGCTGCAGAAGAGCAGCGTAGTCCGCCGAGTGCTTTGGATCCTGCAAGGCAGCCTGTGTTTGAGCGATCTGCTGCTGCGCTTGCTCTGGTGGGATGGCGCCAGTCTGTACAGCAATCTGTACTTGTTGGATCAGCTGCTGAGACTGTTCAACCATCTGCTGTCGAGCCAACAGGGCGATATGCTCCATGATGTGTGACAGGAGCCCCGTCACAGCGTGAGGCACGGCCTGAACCAACGGCAGCTTGAAGAACGCCACGTGCGCTTGGATGTGTGCTTCGTGGTTCTGGTCAGGGAAGGCCTGCATGGGTGTCCCCACAATCGCGCGACCGTTCTCCATTGCTGGGTCCATAGGCTGCGGCTGCGGTGGTGGTGGCAGAACCTCATCGATGTTCTGCACTTCGAGCGCCTGATACATCCGGCGATACGCTGCGTGCAGGTTGTGCATCTGCGGATTGGTCTGCGCCAGCTTCAGTTGCTCTTGAGCCAAGGCTACGCGCTGCGCCATCGAGAAGATGTTCGGGTCGCTGACCGGGATAATGTCCACACGACCGTCGAAATCCTGTTCCTTCAGCTGTTGGCCGTCACCCTCAAGCTGGTAGGGGTAAGAAGCTGGTAGGTTTTCTGACACAATGCGAGCAAGGATCTTGAACTCCTGCTTCTGCCCGTGGTGCAGCCGCTTGTGAATCGCTGACAAAACTTTCATGCCGCGCTCGAGCAGGGCCACGGTTGTTCCGACAGGTTGTTCTTGGCCCATGTTCTGGGCCTGCTGATCTGCGACCGATACAAAACGACGGCCGCCGTCGACCAACGCACCGAGGAGCTGCGCAAGAGTTGCGGAAGGCTCTTTGTAGGGGAGCGGAATGATGGCGTCACGGATGTTGCCACCCGGTGCATCAATGTCGCGGAACTCGCCAGGCTGCAAAGGTTCGTCGCTGTTGGCTACACGCATACCGCGGGCTTTGAAACCTGCAGGCAAGTTGGACAGAGTACCAGCGTCAATTAACTGACGCAGAATGCTTGTCGCTGCGCGGCCCAAGCCGCCGATCATATGGGTCAGGCCGAAGCCGTAGAACCCAAGACCAGGGAGAAACTTGTATGGGACAAAATACGGGATAGACTCCCGTGTCGGATCCGTCTCAACGTAGTTGCGGCGAATAGAAAGAACCGTATTGCTGTTGCGGTCGATCGAGACGATGTACGGAAGCTTGATGCCTGTCGGCTCTCCATCCATTCCGATGTCCTCAAAACCCTCAAGGTCCAGCTCAACGTGCATCTCAAGGATAGTGCGTACGTCATCCGTGTAGGATGAACGAGACGTTCCCTGCAGCTCGTCGACCTTGCTGCGGACTTCGTCCTCTTCGTCGTCACCGCTATCCGTGAGTTCGACGTCTTGATAGAAACCAGCAACCTGCATCTTACGGACTTCGTTGTCAGACATCTTCAAGACATGAGTGATACGAGGTGCGCTGCGCAGATCCGTCGCTGAGTAAGGAACAACAACATCCTGAGCTGGGACAAAACGCGCCACTGGGCGCTGCTTGGCATGATCAAAGTATAGCTTCTTGAAGGTCATCCCCGCAAGTGGGAGATAGAACAGCATTTGGTCTGTATCTGGGTCGTATTCTTCCATGCGGTCAAGGATCAGATAGTTCAGGTAGTCCTTGACCCGTGTTGCTTGGGCCTCGGTTTCTGCATTCTGGAGGCCAAGAACTCTCGTCTTTACAGGTCCGCCGGCTGGGAGAAGTTCCTTATAGGCCTGGGCCTGAAACTGCGTGACGCTCTCGGCTACAAGAGGGTGTGTGACGTTGGACGCACCTTCGAACGGGCTACTGCGCTCCTCGGTCTTCACGCCCAACAGCTCCAAACCCTTGACGTACGTTTCCTCCCAGTCTTCTCTCGAGGCCAAGTCGTCCTCAAAAGCGCCAACCAAGTCGGAGGCAATGTCTCCAAGGGTGTCATCCTCGAGGAACTCCGCAAGGTTTGCGTCGAACGGGATCAGCTCCTCCGCAGACATTTCCTCCATGCCGATCAGCGCCTCAATCAGCGCGCCGTCTGGTGTCTCCGTCACCTGCGCTCCGCCCTCAAAGTCCTGTGGGACGTTGAGCGGGATCTCAACGCCGAACTCGTCTGGCATCCCAGCAGGGTTTACGGTGTTGTCCACCATGTTTCCAAAGGACTGTGGAGGTAGGGCCATCAGTAGTACTCCCGTTTGCGAGGCACCTGATCTCTGAAATCTAGGTTCTCTTCATCATGTATCATCACGAACCCACCTTGGCGGAACCGTATCAAAGCTAACGTCATGGAGTCGCAAAAATCGTCATGATCGCCATTCGGAAAGGAAGAAACTTCCTCGATCACTTCTTCTGCGAAGCGCTTGTCTTGTGGGGCCCATACCAAACCCGCCTCAAACAGCGGGGATACCATGTGCATTCTTGTGGTCTTATCTACACCACCGCCGCCTGCGCGTCTACCGGGGGAGAACCCGAGTGCAGGAATACCGCGCGATCGCATCTCGTCAATCAACGGGCGGCCCGTGGCCTTGGCCTCGACAATCACCATGTCCGGCTCCCAATACTGGTGCTCTTCAAACGCGACCTCCTTGAGCTCCGGAAAGCTCCAGCGGCCGCGCTGACCATCCAGTAGGATCAGGTGGTCCTTGCCGTCGTCGTCATGCTCAAACACACCCCACGTTGTGATTGCAGAATAGTCTGCAGTCTCCTTCTTCGAGAAGGCCGTATCGTAGGCTTGGATAATGTACTTGAGCTTGGGTATGTCTTCCTTGTCCCAGACACGCCACCACTCCTTGCGGACGATAGCGCCACCAGCTGCAGTAGGTTGCTGCTGCCACTGGGCCGACCACTTCTGCGCAGGAAGTGAGGCTTTGATCGAGAGCAGGGCATCTTTGTCCCAGAACTCAGGCCAGAGCGGACTACCAGAAGGTAATAACGCGGGGAACTCGACCACTTCCCACTGGTCTGCCATGGGGTCAGCGGACTGGTTGGCAATGAGGCGTCCTGTCAGATCCTTCTTGCCCCATCGTGTCATAACCACAATAATGGCGCCGCCGGGCTGCAGACGCTGCCGAGGGCCAGAAGTGTACCATTCGTAGGCGTGGTCGAACGCCGTCTCGCTTAGGGCGTCTTGTTCCGAGTGCGGGTCGTCGATAATAAACAGGTCAGCGCCGCGGCCAGTGACGGCAGCCCCAACACCAGCAGCAAAGTACTCGCCGCCTTTGTCAGTGCCCCATTTACCCGCGCCCTTGTTGTCCTCCTTGAGGTTAGTGCCGGGGAAGATCTCTTTGTAGGCTGGGTCATCAATCAAATCCCTCACCTTGCGGCCGAACCGCACGGCGAGCTCCGTGTTGTGGGTGGCCTGAATAATCTTGAGCTTGGAGTTGCGGCCGAGAAACCATGCAGGCATCAGAAATGATGCGAACTCAGACTTCGAGTGACGAGGAGGCATGTTGATAATCAAGCGTTTGATCTTACCCTGAGCTACCTGCTCGAGCTTCTCAGCGATAATCCGGTGGTGAGCGCCCTCAATAAAGTTCTCATACACGTGATGAGCAAACGTCA